CTGATGTAACAAAGACAGCAGCCGGATCTAGTGCTATGAAAGTATTTGGAACAGCTGCAAGTATCTACGGTATATATGATGGTATAAAAAACAAAGATTATTTTTCCGCAGGAACATCTCTTATAACACTTCTTAATCCAGCAACAGCAGTGCCAATGGCAATCCTGCAAGGAGCAAAAATGCTATTTGGTGCTTGGTCTGCTAGTAAACGAGCCAAACCAAAATTTGGTGGTGCAGAATTTAAAGCAGAAAAAAATAGGTTAATGGCTACGGATGGGTGGGGATACAACGGTTATCAACCCTCAGCAGGAAAAGCTACAGTAGCTTCTATAGCAGACTATGTAAACACCTACGTAAAAACATTTGGTTTACAATTTAATGGAACTAGGTGGGCAAAAGCAGTAGAGGCTGATCCAAGACTAAACCGCTTTGACAGTACAAATGAAAGCGGACATAATGATCCATCTGTACTTAGCCGTAAAATATTTGAAACACAAGGACTTATAACCGGAAATCCAACTTACAACGGCCAACCAATTACAAGCCAAGAAGATTATAAAGCAAAGATGGAACAATTTAACGAGTACTACAAAAAAACGGCCCTTGAACGTGGTGGGCTTGTAGATGCACAGGCTGTAGGAATAGATCCTAATACACTATCTAACGAATATGATACAATTACTTTTAAAGAGTCTACGCAAGTTGGTGGCGGGGGCACAGGTAAACAATACACTACAATAAACACTGATAGCCGCCATGGTGGGGGCACAACACAAACGGGATATTGGCAAGACACAGGAACGGGAGGCCGTGGTGGTGGTAATCGTGTGTGGGTACCTGCAAAACCTAATGTTGTAGTTGACCAAGGCTATTATGGCACTACCGCCCATGCTATCAGCTACCGTTACGAAGATGCAACACCTTACGATATGCTCTACCGCAATCTTGTAGGTAGATTTCAAAGAGGCCAAGGAGGAACATATTACTAATGTTATTATCATTTTTAGGACCAATTGTAAATTTAGTTAGTGCACCTGTAAAATCGTACATGGAAGAACGCACAGCTAAAGTTCAATCAAAAGCAAAGATAGCAGAAGCAAAAGTAAATGCAGAAATAAAACGCATTGAAAAAACAGCTGATTCAGAAATAAACTATGACATAGAAGCATTGAAACAACAGCAATATAGCTATAAGGATGAATTTGCTTTACTTGTAATAACCATGCCGTTTATTGGATCATTTCTACCGTGGACACAAGAGTACGTTATGTTAGGTTGGGAATACGTATCTAACGCACCAGAATGGTACAGCTATACATTTATCGGTGCAATATCTGCATCACTCGGTATTCGTTGGGCAACTAAAATGTTAGGTAAAAAATGACAATAGTAGATACTTTTCGTAAATCTGAACTAGTAGACTCGTTGATTGATCACGAAGGACTAGTACTTCACCAATATATAGACAGCGAAGGTTACGCTACAATCGGTGTAGGCAGATTAATTGATACAGAGAAAGGTGGCAAGATTACAAAAGATGAGGCCATCTACTTACTACACAACGACATAGATGAATGTTCCGCAAGTTTAGACAATAGTTTATCTTGGTGGAGAACTAAGCCAGCAAAAGTACAAATGGCATTGATGCACATGAGATTTCAGTTAGGTATGACTGGTGTTCTTAAATTTAAAAAAACTTTAGCTTTGATACAAGAAGATCGTTTTAAAGAGGCTGCTGTAGAAGCAAGAGATTCTCGGTGGGCAAAACAAACAGCTAGGCGAGCTAAATATGTAACGGGGTTAATAGAAGATGCTTAATTTTGAAGAATTAGACCATGAGTTTATGACTGAAGGCAATCCTGATGCAGAAGCAGAAAAAATGGCAGGGTTAATTCAACAGAACTTAACACCAGAAGAACAAGAAAGATTGAAAGAACTGATGCCAGCGTTAGAAGAGTACAACATGTTGATGGTAAAGGTAGAAACTGGAAAATCCGTAGAGGAGCTAGATAATTTAGGTGCTTTAGAGGCCCTAGGAGTGCCTAGTAGAGAGGATTTGGGTACAGAGGTAGCCCAAGAGGGTCAAATGCAAAGGGAGGTACCTCCTAGGCCTGTACAGAGGGAAGTGCCTCAAAATGCCCCTGAAATGCCTCAAGAAATGCCTAAAATGGCTATAGGGGGTGTTCCACCTGTTATTCAAGAAAATGTAGAACCTGCAGGTAATCCCGGAGATGTAGCAGCTGGACCAGTTGGTCTAGTAAACGATCCCGGAGCAGATGAATCTGGTGTAGCCGATGATGTACAGGCAAAAAGCGATGGATTTGTAATAAACGCAGCAGCAGTAAAACACGCTGGATTAAAAGATATAAATGAAATGATACAGTCTGCAAAAGAATACGCAGAACAAAAAGGAATAAAACTAAACTTTGGCAAAACTCCTACGGATGCAGAAGATATTCTTGTATCAAATGGAGAGGTTGTTGTACCAGATGCATTAGCAAACATAATTGGGTATGACAAGTTAGAAAAAATCAATAACCGTGGTAAGAAGGAAACAGAAGAGAAATTAGCAGCACAGGAAGAGGGAGCTCCTCCAGAAGGACCCCCACCTAATACACCACCGGTATTACAAGACCAAATGGCTGGTCTTACATAGAATTTTAACCTCCGGGTTAAATATAGCGTAGGCTACCCGTTTCTTCAACGGCCCCTACATAAAACAACCGAGGTGGCTACCCTAGAAAAGGCCCCACATGAAGGAAACAAAAATGGCGAAAAAACTGAAGACTACAAATAAGCCCGATACACCCGTTGAAAATGACGGCAGAGAAAATATGTATAAAGGGGCTTATAAAGACGATGTATATAAAGACGATCCAGAAAAACAAGAAGAAGTTGGCACCGTAGAGGCTACCCAACAAGAACCTGAAGGTTTTATGGATGCAAATAATGCAAGTGCTGTTCCTAACAGCGAAGAGGTACCTACTGAAAAACGAGAACATGACTATAAGAAAAGATATGACGATCTAAAGAAGTACTACGATCAGCAACTAAATGAATGGAAGCAAGAAAAAGAAACTCTAGCTGCCCAAGCTAATGTAGCTGAAAAAGTACAAAAAGAACAGGCCTACGCTCCTCCTAAAACTAAGGAAGAACTAGATCAATTTAGAGAAAAATATCCAGACGTATATCAAGTTGTTGAAACTATCTCTCACGAAATGGCTGACCAAAAAACTGCTGATCTTAAAGCTAAAATTAACGAGCTTACAGAAAAAGAACAGAAGTTGATTGTACAGTCAGCATACAAGCAGCTAACTTCAGCCCACCCTGATTTTAATGAAATCAAGGCTACTCCTGAATTTTTAGCATGGCTTGAGGAACAACCTGCCAGCATAGCGGATGGTATTCGTAAAAACAATACTGATCCAAAGTGGGCAATTCGCACTGTTGATTTATACAAAGCTGATGTGGGTGTTTCGTCAAATAAAACTAAAGCCGTCTCAAATCGTAAATTGGATGCAGCTCAGACAGTATTAAAAACTAAAACGAATCCTACGAGCATAAACTCTGGGAATCAAAAGGTTTGGAAAATATCTGAAATCCAAAGTATGAAACCTTGGGACTTTGAAAAATATGAAGCTGAAATTGATGCTGCTATGAAAGAAGGCAGAATTGATCAATCAGCGTAACTTAAACTAGGGAGGACTATAGTATGGCTACTATGGGAAGAGCTGGTGGTTACAATAACCTATCATCAGGTAATTGGGCCCCAGCAATATACAGTCAAAAAGTTCTTAAATATTTCCGCAGAGCATCGGTTGCTGAAGCTATTACAAACACCGATTATTCCGGAGAGATTGAGAATTTTGGAGATACTGTAAATATACTAAAAGAACCGACTATTACAGTGGCTTCGTATGCTCGTGGCACAACAGTAAATACACAAGAACTTTCTGATGATCAAATTCAACTAACAATTGATCAAGGAAATTACTTTGCATTTAAAGTTGATGACATTGAGGAAAGACAGTCACATGTTAATTGGGAGGCTCTTGCTACTTCTTCTGGTGCATATGCATTGAAAAAGAACTATGATTATAATGTTCTTAAAGCAATTGCAGATGGAGCAGCTACTGACAGTAACTTAGGTACTGCAGGATCAGCTGTTTCTATTGATCAAGTGAACGAAGCAATAAATATGCTAAGTACAGCACAGCAAGTTCTTGATGAAAATGATGTACCTGAAGAAAATCGTTGGTGTGTAGCACCGCCACAATTCTGGACACAAATTAGATTAGCAAAAACTAATGATACACATTCTCCATTTATATTGGATTCTGCGTATACAGGTGAAGGTCAATCTGCTTTGATGAACGGAAGAATAACAAGCAGAAAAATACATGGATTTGATTTATATCAATCCAACACTATGGTAATAGGTTCAGCAGGAACAGCACAAGCTGCGACTTTTGGGCCGTCAACAACATCTGGTGAGATGTATGTTCTATTTGGGCATATGTCTGGAGTAGCAACTGCTTCACATATCGCTAAAACTGAAGTAATACGTGACCCAGATAGTTTTTCTGACATAGTGCGTGGACTTCATGTGTTTGGTAGAAAAGTATTGCGTGGATCTGGATCAGGCTATAAAGGCGTGTTCGCAGGTGTCGCAGACTTTAACACATAATTGGAGGAATGATTAATGGCAACATGGACCGTAACAGGCGGTGGTAGCACAGGTCATTCGGCCAGTGCACCAACCGTTAAAGTTTATAGTGAAATCGTAGACTTTAGCGAATTTACAACAGCAGCATCTGACACTGTAGAAGTGATAGAGTTGCCTGCTAACTCACTAGTTCTATATGCAGGGATGGATTGTTTAACTGCAGATAGTTCTGGTAATTCTAATACACTAGAACTTGGAGATGCAGATGATCCCAACAGATACGTTGCGGCATCAGCACCAGCAGCAGGAATAGAAACTACTCTTGCAAGATCTGGCAGTTCTACATCTAGTGCTATAGGATGGAACTTTTATGCAGCAGCTGATACTATTGATATAAAATCTGCAGCTGGTGTAACAACTACAGCAAAAATGAGAGTTTTCGCAGTCGTGGCAGACTGTGATGGACATGGAGACAATGAAAGTCAAAATGTAACTTTTGCTTAAGACAATTTGGTGGGGGAGGTTAAAAACTCCCCTGCCTTTTACGTAAAGAGAAAATTATGACAGTACATAAAATAGGTTCAAAAGCACGAGAAAAACTTATTGTAACAGACCAACATCCTGAATACATGCCTAAACCAATTGTGGATACAACAGAACTTAGGTTACGTTCAATTGAACAAACATTAAATTTAATATTAAAAAAATTAGACAGCGGAAATGATAATGGCAACAACATATCTAGTATTAGTAAATAACGTACTAAATGAATTAAACGAAGCGGAATTAACATCTTCTAGCTTTTCTAGTAGCAGGGGAGTACAGACTGCTGTAAAGAAATTTGTGTTAAAAGCTATGCATGAAGTGTATAATTCTTTATCAGAAATTCCCGATTTGTATAAATCCACTAAACAAATTACAAATACTGGACAGAGAGTATATGCTTTGCCTTCTTCAGCATCACCCCAAAGTGGTGATCTTGCTTATAGAAAAATAGATTGGGATACATTTAGACTTGTGCCAAAAGAACTAGTAACCAACGGAGAATTTACATCTAATATATCCAGCTGGACAACCGGAGATGGTTCTCCATCGTACACCAGTAGTGGTAATGGTAGATTAAACTTAAATGATGCAGCAGCGTATCAATCTATTTCAACCGTAAAAAATAAGGTATATAAATTACAAGTTAGGGTTATTAGTCCTAGCAGTTCTACAAGTACTTTAGCTATAAAAGTAGGAACTACAGCAAGTGGAGGAGAAGTTTTAGATACAACAAAATCTGTAAGTGATTTTGGAGAAGGTGCTATTTTAGATACAACATTTACAGCAACAGCACAGACAATGTATATTTTCTTTGAAACTGCATCTGGGGTACAATTAGATGTAGACTATGTAAGAATTTCCGAAAATATACCCGTAAAAAAATTAACATATATTTCATATGATGATTGGAATACAAAATATTTAGAAAGAGATTTAACTAATTCTGAATCTTCACAAGGAATGCCAGATTATGTTTATCCTACACAAGATAAAAAGTTTGGCCTATCTCCTGTACCAAACCAAAGCAATTACGAAATACAATATGAATATTGGAAAGTGCACACAGATTTATCAGCACATGGAGATACTATGGATCTAGATGACAGGTTTAAATCTGTAATTACTACTAGAGCAAAATACTATGCTTATATATTACGATCTGATCCACAAGCTGCACAGATGGCTTACGAAGAATTTAAAAACCAAATGCAAATAATACGAACAGAATACATAAATACTAAAGCATATATGACGGATACTAGGATACATGTGAATGCCTGATACTTCTTATCAAAAACCTTTTACCGCAAGTTGTGCAGGGGGCCTTGTTCTTAACAAAGACGTGTTCACTATGCAACCGGGTGAAGCATTACAACTGTCTAATTTTGAGCCAGATATAACTGGTGGGTACAGAAGGTTAAACGGAACTACAAAATATAATACTACAATTGTGCCACAAGTAGCAGCTGCAGACGAAAGAATATTAATGTCTGTAATATTCAACGGAATTATAATTGCAGCAAGAGGAGGTACAGTATATACAGGAACTACAAGTGGCAGTTGGACAAGTAGGGCTACAAGTAAAGGTACAAGTTACACATATGATTTTGACAAGTATAACTATGATGGTAATGATAAAATAATAATCGCTACAGGGGCAGCAGCAGCTTTTACATTAAATACAAGTTATTCTGAAGATATAATAAATGCTACAGGTGGTGGAACAGCTCCTACTAACCCTAAATTTGTAAAATCTTTTGCTAACCATATGTTTTACGGTGGCATGTCTAATTCTACACACTCTGTAATATTCTCTGGGCCATTTACAGAAGATGATTTTGACACAGGAGCTGGTGAAATAAAAGTTGGTGATGTGGTTACTGGATTAAAGGTTTTCCGTAATGAATTATTTATATTTTGCCAAAGAAGAATTTATAAAGTAACAGGGACAAGTTCAAGTAACTTTGCACTTGCCGAGGTAGCAAAAAACGTGGGTACTATAGCCCACCATTCAATACAGGAGTTAGGTGGTGACATTATATTCTTATCTGCAGACGGAATTAGAACAATTGCTGGTACTACACGAATCGGTGACGTTGAACTTGGAACTGTATCTAAGCAAATCCAAGACAGAATTAATGACATCACTTACGATAATGTTACCTCTTTAGTAATAAGAGATAAATCACAATATCGTCTATTTTATCCTGCTACAGACGGTTTTGAAGGATCACAAAAAGGATTGATTGCTACAATTAAAATGAATCCTAATGCACAGCAGATGGGTTTTGAGTATGCAGATATAAAAGGACTAAAGGTATCATCCTGTGACTCTGACTATATATCTAACGTAGAAACAATTGTGCATGGTGGATATGATGGGTATATCTACAAACAAGATTCAGGTAATGTGTGGACAAGATCTGGAGGAACAGCAAACATTGATGCAACATACCGATCACCAGATATAACAATGGGTGATCCGGGTGTTAGAAAAAATATGCAACGAGTAAATCTTAATTGGAAACCTGAAGGTGCTGTTAGTGCAAATATGTATTTAAAATATAATTATGATGATATTAGTACACCACAGCCAAGTGTGTTTTCATTAAGTACTCAAGGTAGTGGAGCCAATTATGGAGAAGCTGTATTTGGTACTTCTGCATTTGGACAAGGAGATTTACCAATAACAAGACAGGCTGTAGAAGGCTCAGGCTTTGCTGTAGCATTAAAGATAACAGATACAAGTAACAACATTCCTTTTTCAATAAAAGGTTTTGAACTAGAATTTACACCGGGGGGGAGAAGATAGATGGCTGTTTACACTAGGCAGAGTTCATCAGGAATAGTAGACGGAGGAGTCATTGAGGCAGTTGATCTAAACAATGAGTTTGACCAATTAGCTTCAGCATTCCTTGCACCAACATTTGGAGTAGGAACATCTGGCACAGACATTGTAATGACATTTGATGGGGAAACCAATGATGGTGTTATTACATGGATGGAAGATGAAGATTTATTTAAATTCTCGGA